TGGTAACGCAGCACCTGCTGGCTGAGGAAAGGCCTTACCATCACTTTCCGTTACCAGCGCGGCTTTCGGCTCTGCTGGTAAATTATCGCCCGGCATGCAGTAACGAAATTTACCGTTCTGATTAACGCGTGCCAGCCGCCCCGTTGCGGTTACCACCGCCAGCGTGGAAGCAACCTTGCGAGTACTGACACCGAACTTACCCGCCAGTTCCTCACACGTTTTAGCCCCATCCTGACCGATAAACTCAATCATCATGTCTGCGGTAACTTTTTGTTCGACCTCCCCGGTCAGCATATCCTGTGCTTCAGATTTTACTGGCCGCTCTTCGGTTACCCGGGATTCACCTTCGCCAGCCAGAAACCAGGTGTGACCAGTTTTATCAACGACGCCATTTCTTTTGAGTTCCCACAGCTCGTTGACAGCCTCTTCACGACTGATTCCAAGGCGAGCTGCCACCACATGTGAAGAGGCTTTTTTCAGTGCTTTCAGTGCGTCAGATACGGTTTCCATTAAAATTTCCTCCGGACAAAATTACTTCACAACCCTCATATTGCTGACATTTGGACGCCAGCTATCCCAGTTAAACGTCACCCATCGACCACCGTTCATGGTCATGCGGTCCATAATCCTCTCACCAAGAAGTGTACTCATTGCGGCATGATTCAGGTTTGTTAACATCCCGACACTGCACAGTGATGCTGTCCGGCGATCAATTATCTGGTGTAATACCACCTGCTCGTTTTTCGTCTCACGCTGAACGCCTATTTCATCCAGGACCAGCAAATCAACCCCGCAAAGCTCCTGTAAAAATTTTTCCCCGGACTGGCCGTTGTCGTAGCTGTCATGCAACACACTCATGACGTCAGACACGGTGACGATAATCACGCTGCTCCCCTTCGCCATCAGCCGGTTGCCCATCGCCGCTGCAAGGTGATTTTTCCCGGTGCCGGTTTTACCGCTGAACACAAAATTCGTGCACCCGGTCATCAGTTCGTCAGCGATGGATTTTGCCTGGCTCAGCGCGTGTTTTTGCCCGTCGTTCTGCACCTGATAATTCGCAAACGAGCATTTGCTGTGCAGAGGCTGGATGCCCGAACGATTCAGGATTTTTTCCACCCGCAACTGGCGATTCTGGCGGTTAATCTCCTCGCTGCGTTTTCGTCCTTCAGCAAGCTGCCATTCCCGCCACTCCTCCACCGTCCGGTACGGTGGAACCGCCCCCTGTGGTGCAAGTCTGCGAATACGTTCAAGAACCCCGGCTGCCGCAATGTTTTTCATGCCACGTCACCCCCTGAATCCAGGCGGTATTTCAGTGTCCGGTTCAGAAATGTGATTTACGCAACGCTGCGCGGGCGAACGCCCCAGGCGGATAACCAGTTCATCCCATTTTTCCCGGAGTTTTGCCGGACTCATGATGTTTTTTACCCAGAACGAATCCCGCTGGACACGCCCAAACATTTCACAAATCTGCCGGTGACTACGTCCATCCAGCATACGCATCATGCGCACATCATTCGCCCAGGTCGTCCAGTTAGGTTCTCTGGGGCGTGACACCTCACCATCATCACTGGCGGCCTGTTCATACAACGCCACAACCCGTCCCCAAATCCACTGCGCACAGGCGACATCCTCACGGGTACCCCACTGTCGCTTCGGTACATTCCAGGTATGCGCATCCGGGTGTTTCTCCAGAAATCGCTCAACTGGTGATGATTGTTTTTCGTCCGGCAGTGAAACGTCCGGACAAGAAGATCTTTTATCTGACGGATCAGGTTTTGATACTGACGGATCGGGGTCAATCATCGCCCCGCTAATCGGCAGTTTTTTATCAACCGTTGATCCATCAAAATTTGACGGGTCAACCGTTGAGGGGTCAATATTTGACGGGTCAACTGTTAACGGGTCATTTTTTGCCGGGCTAATTTTTCTTTTCGGTTTATATGCCTCACGCGCCGCAGTTGCAGCTGCTTCGAGTTTTTCCACATTAAGCCGATAGATATTGCTTACGTTACGCCCACCGACCTTACGCTCTTCCTTCGTCAGCCAGCCCTCTTTCGCCAGTTCTGCAATAGCAGATTTAACGGTGGATTCACTTCTTGCACCGATCTGACGCCGGATAGTTTCAATGGCAGGCCATGACACGCCCTCGTCATTGCTGTAGTCTGCAAGACGGGCCATAACCGCCACCCTGGATAAGATCATGCCGGTGAAGGCGCCCCCTTCCCAGACAAGACCATGAAGCTTGCTGCTCATAAAACCCCCGAACACCGTGCTTTTAGTGCATCACCACAGCATTCCCTGCCGGGCCGCCGCGATTCATCTGGTCATACAAAACAACCGCTGACGCAACAAAATCATCGACATCCTTCACCAGCCGATCCCTCCGTTCGACAATCTCACGGTAATATTCAGAACTGTGGCTGCGCATACGGGCCACCAGCAGAGGCGGCATTGCCTTTTCGATCGCCGGTAACAGAGCCTGCATTTTTTCAACAGCATCAGGGGTGTCTTTATCCAGCCAACGGAAAATTTTCTGGGTATTACGAGCCAGGGCTTCCGGATGGCTGTCGTCGTACAGTTCCGGGAACGTCATCCCCAGTTCGAAATAAGTCCGGGCTATTTCAGCTGCAGGAACTTTCTCACCATCAGGATATGCCCAGGCATTCATCGCCATGCGGATGTGCTCATGTTTGATTTTCATGAATCATTTGCCTCTTGATGCTTCGGGTATGATCGTTTTCGTCATTTGGTTGCTTCATCGACATATTCTGCGAATAACATGACGAGCGTCGTAAGTATGTCCAATCAACATCAGGACGAAGTTCTTCACACAGGACACCACCTTTTGTTGCTCGTTCAATCGCAGGACATCTCTCAGCAGGCAACTGACGTACACCTTTGATCCATTGATTTACGCTTGGAGGAGATACACCTAAAAGCCTAGCCATTGCTGATTGCCCACCGACAACAGCACAAGCTCGTTTGAATGAATAGTTATCTTTTTTCATCGAATGAACTCCAAAAAACACACAATAATATTAGGCTTAGCCTAATGTGATTGTCAATAGGCTATGCCTAACGACTCGAGAGTAGGGATTGCCTAACGCGATGCGCATAGGAGACTATTAAGCAATGCTTAGTGGTAAAGACTTAGGCCGAGCGATAGAGCAGGCCATTAACAAAAAAATTGCATCAGGAGCCGTCAAATCAAAGGCGGAAATCGCACGTCATTTCAAAGTCCAACCACCATCAATCCATGACTGGATTAAGAAAGGTTCGATAAGTAAAGACAAACTTCCAGAACTATGGCGTTTCTTTTCTGATGTGGTTGGTCCAGAGCATTGGGGGCTTAACGAATACCCCATACCAACCCCATCCACTTCAGATACAAAAAGTGAACTTTTAGACATAAACAGCCTTTATCAAGCCGCCTCTGATGAAAAAAGAGCAATTGTGGCTTTCCTCTTATCTGGAAATGCTACGGAGCCTAGTTGGGTTGATCATGACGTTCGCGCCTACATTGCCGCAATGGAAATGAAGGTAGCTAACTATCTGAAAAATCAAGAATCAAAACGGAAAAGCCAGAACATCACCAAGACAGGAACTTAAACTTATATGGTCCGACGGGAAATTCCTAGTTCCCGTTAGTTAACTCCTACTACCTCTCCCACAAACCATCACCTATTAGGTCGCACCCAAATCATTAGGCGCAGCCTATTGACAGGCAATTAGGCATTTCCTATAGTTTTCCCATACCAACCCATCCCGTCCCACACAATACAGGGCAATACCTAGAGTTACCCGGCAGTGGTCAGGGATTAAGTAGCCAGCCCGAGGCGTATGAACATGACGGCGGGAACACTTTGTATAACAGCGCAGCAGGTTTTTAGTTCCGCTACCCCAGCGTTAAGGGGAAATGAGGTCAGCATGGATACTATCGAGCTTGGCAACAACGAATCTCTGGTATGTGGCGTGTTTCCCAATCAGGACGGCACGTTTACCGCGATGACGTATACCAAAAGTAAAACGTTTAAAACCGAAGCTGCCGCGCATCGCTGGTTAGCCAGAAACGCTAACTGATTAGCGCCAGTAAAAACAGGTTTCCACAGGTTAATTTACCCTGAAAAGTCAGGGCATAACACGAAAGCGCACGGCGAGATCCCTTTGCATATAAGTCTTGTCGTTAAATTTCTTCGACCGTGCGCTTCTGGTTGTGGCAATCCGCGAAATGGCGCGGCGGTAAGTATGGCGGGGTTATTCCTTCCCCCATTGAGGACACCGGGTTGTCAGGTTGACCATACGCTTAAGTGACAACTTCGCTACAACGCCCTCTGCTATCAATTTTCTGGTGACGTTTGGCGGTATCAGTTTTACTCCGTGGCTGCTCTGCCGCCCTTTTTAAAGTGAATTTTGTGATGCGGTGAATGCGGCTATGCGCACGCGGAACAGTTAAAACCAAAAACAGTGTTATGGGTGGATTCTCTGTATCCGGCGTTAATTGTTAACTGGTTAACGTCACCTGGAGGCACCAGGCACTGCATCACAAAATTCATTGTTGAGGACGCGATA